CTGGAGTTTGAGCGCAAGCGTGAGAGCGAGCGCAGCAAGGCTGAGGAACGCCGCATCAATCAAACCGATGCTGCTTTGTCTGCGCTGGCCGCGGCGATCGCGCAATCGCACCAAGGCGTGCTGGCAGCGGTGAGCAAGCCGCGCAAAGCAACCATTCACCGCGATCCGAAAACCGGCAAGGTGATCGGCGCGTCGTCGGTAACGGAGGATTAAGATGGTAGACAATATCAACGTCGATCCCGGTACTGGCGTCGGTGCCGTTCCCGTCGCGACCGATGATGTCGGCGGCGTGCAATATCAGATTATCAAAATTGTCACCGGGGCCGATGGTGTCGCCACCCCGCTTTCCAATGCTGCCCCGCTGCCGATCTCTGACGCCGGCGGCTCGCTGACCGTTGATGGCACCGTTGCGGTCAGTGGCACGGTGCCGGTCAGTGGCACTGTGGCTGTTACCGGCATATCGAGCACGGCACCGGATCGCGGTGCTGGTGCTACCACCTCGCAGACGCTGCGGGTGTCGATCGCCAGCGAACAGGTCGACGGCTCCGAATATGAAACCGTGGCCGCCTCACAGACCGATGTGGTGATCGGCCCGACGGGGGCAACCGGCGATTTCCTATCGGCCGTTCTGGTCATCCCAGCCACGACCGCGCCCGGTGTGGTGACGATCAAGGACAACACCACGGCCGTGATTAGCTGGCCCGGCGGCACGCTGCCGAGCGTTATTCCGTTCACGATCCCGGTTGGCGCCAACAGCGTGAATGGGGCTTGGAAAATCACCACCGGCACCAACGTGTCGGTGTTTGCCTCTGGCAACTTTACGTAACGCCATGCCGATACTCTCGAAACGCAAACTCTATACCAACGTTGCCGCCTACGCCCCGGCGGCTGCCGCTGCCTACACGGCACAGGGTGTGCGGTTTGACGGTGCGGCCAATCTGCAAACAGAGGTCGGCCTTACTGGATCACCCGTAGATGCTAAGGTCGGCATGTTTTCCTGTTGGTTCAAAATGATGGGGAATGATGGCGGCTACAATGTCATGCTTGAAGGCGACGGCGGCACCTTGTGCCTCTCCATCTATCGATGGGTCGACAACAAAATTAGAATTGTTGGAGCCGATGCTGGCGGTACTGCAGTCTTGGATATGTATTCCACTTCTACCTACATGGTAGGCATGGGGTGGAAGCACATTCTCGCAAGCTGGGATTTGTCTGCTGCTCGGGCGCAACTTTACGTGTCAGACGTGGACGACAGGGCGGGCAGCCCGACGCTCACCAATACCAACATTGATTATACCTCCCTCAACTGGGCTATAGGCACCCGTTTCGGTGGCGCATTGGGATTGAATGCTGAAGTTGCCGACTTCTATGTCAATTTTGCAACATCGCTCGACATAAGCAATTCAACCAACCGTCGCAAATTCATTACAGCGGGGCTTGCACCCGTCGATTTGGGTTCTGACGGCAGCACGCCCACCGGCACCGCGCCGATCATCTATCTCCACGGTGCCGTAGCATCCTGGCACACTAACGACGGCGCAGGTGGCGGCTTCACCTTAACTGGAACACTCACGGCAGCGGGGAGCAACCCCCCCTGATGTCACACGAAAAATCTCAACTTAATTTCTGGTACATCCCATTCCACGGCGACCACGCTTGGATCAACTACCTCAAGGGTGCACAGGTCTGGACCAGAACGGACGGATTTGCGCTTGATCCCACGCTGTTGAATACTGACGGCTACCCTAACGGCGCCTCTTCGGAAGCCATCCAAACACAAATCCAGGTTGAAACCCTTGCTCAATACTCCGGCAACTGGGTTCTAAAGTGGACGGGCACCGTCGCCGCCGCTGGCTTCAGCTTCTCAAGTGGCGGCTATGTAAATGTCAGCGGCTCTCTAACCAACAACACCACCCGACGCTGCGTCTTTCAGTTGACCAGTGCCGATGCCTCGCCACGCCTCGCCATCTTCAACATTCCCGCCGCAAGCACTCTAACCAATATCGCCATCATACGAGAAGACGAAGAAACTCGTTACGACGCCGGTGAAATCTTCGGCGCAAAGTTTCTCAGCGTTTTGCAGAGCGGCGACTTCGGTGTGTTGCGCTTTCTCGATTGGCTCAACGTTAATTTCTCGATGGAGACAACTTGGGCCACTCGCAAACCCCTGAATTACATCACTTACGGGGGTTGCGAAATGCGAGCGAACATCTACGCGGGTGACCTGACGCTTTCCGCCAACAAGAACTATACCTGCTCCGCCCCGTCGTCTTGGCCCGGCCTCGTAGACAAGGCGATGGTAAGTTTTCACCCCAAGAACACGACGGTAGGTCAACTTGTAACGGCGTTGAGTTCGGGGACTAGCGGGAAGGTTCGCCTTACGGTCGCCAGTTCAACTGGTTTCACCACTGGCGACAGCGTTTCGGTGGCTTACTTCGGCGGTTCTGGAGCTCCAAACCTAAATTATATCTGTACCGTCATTGACGCTACTCACATCGACCTTAACGGCACGACTTGGGATGCCGGCATGTCGGCTGACCCAAGCAGAAGTTCCGTTGTGCTGCGTTATACGCTCGCCGTAGGAGGCACTACCGCGAAGTTCGTCAACCTCCCCGGCGGCAACCCGATCTACGATCTCGGCCACAGGTTCGTGAACGGCTACATCGGCCAAGCAGTCTACGATGCCAATCTGGATTGCTGGTGTGCCTTTGGCGGCAGTGGGCCTGCAGGTGGTCACGTCGGGCTGTCAAATGGGGTGCCACCCGAAATCATGGTTGCCCTCTGCAACAAGGTAAATATGGCGCCATGGTTCAATATTCCGCATCTGGCCATGGATCCCCAGACCGACTACGCATCCTCACTCGCGACGCTGTGTCAGAGCACTTTAAACCCCGGTCTTGTCCCAGTCTTCGAATGCGGCAACGAAGTGTGGAACACCGGCTTTGCCGCGACCTCCTACGCTATTTGCAAGGGCGTGGCTCTGTGGTCAATCCCGCTTGCATATGGCAATGCTCATGAGTGGTACGGTAAAGTTGTTTCGACCATCGGTCAGACCATAAGCTCGGTCTATGGCGCCGACCGCACAAAATACCGAATGGTGTGCGCATGGCAGACGCGCAATGCCTTCACCTTCGAATTTGCCTCGCGCCTCACCTCGGATAAATACGTCACAGTGAACGGCGGCTCTGCGGCTTCCAATTGGGCAACGCATTGCGCGCTGGCGAACTACTTCAGTTCTTCCTATACCGACACCGCGCAGGAAACGACGTGGGCCTCGGAATGGCTCGCCGGAAACTCCACCGTCAAAGCCGCGCGCATCGCTTCGTATCTTGCCGGTTGTAGCAGCACGGTAGGGGGCGGGGGCTTCCCCCTGCCATCTGCGAAAGAACGCATAACGACATTTGTCGCGGCATATCCAGCTTACAACGGCAAGGTCCTCTTCTATGAAGGTGGCTATTCACCCGATTACGTTGGCAACAGTCAGACGGTGTATGATTTTCGTGCGGCAACCAAGGCAAGTTCGCTGATGGTTGATATCTTGGCGGCTCAATATGCCGATATGCTCGACGCAGGTGGGCAAAGCCCAAGTATGTATATGTTTTCTGGCGCGGCCCAAGCATGGTCGGTCTGGGATCCTGACGTTTACGTCACTCCCGAGCCGCCGCAATGGACGGCCGCCAAGGCATTCAATGCGGCTGCAGTAGATCCAGTAGGTAGCACCACCACCATAGCAAGGCCGCGGATCAGGCTGCGTTAGAGGGCAACTCATGCTGCTGGCCCTCAACGCATTCAAGGTAACCAGCAGCACACCGACACCATCCACCGCCCGTACCCCGATCGGCTTGCTACTTGCACTGACACGACGGGGCGCCGAAGTAGCGCCGCCGGCCACCAACCGCACCCCGATCGGGCTGCTACTGGCGCTGACCCGCCCGGCCGTTCCAGGCGGGCCGCCGCCGGCTGCGCTGGGCCGCACGCCGATCGGGCTGCTGCTGGCGTTGACGCGGCCGAGCATTCTCACCGAGCCGCCGATCGAACCGCCGATCGAGCCGCCGGTCGAAGTGCCGGTAACGAGCTACACCGGCGCCCGTGCCGGCCGCGGCCGGATGATCCGCCGCCGCAAGCCCGGTGAACTGGACCTTGAGGCACCGCCGTTATCACCGTACCCGCCGGACCTGGCACCGCCAGCACCGGGGCCGAAGCCACCGGATTTGTTGCCACCGCAACCCGGCCTGATGGCCGACATGGTCATGCCGCAGCGCAAGCCGCTTCCGCCTCACGTCGATGAGGACGAGGACGAAATCGCGCTTCTATTGGAATTGCTTTCGTAGCTGACCACGACACGGTCAGGCGCACGGGCCGCGCACCAATGGCCCGTTCCGCATCCGTCCAGGCGATATTGGGCGTCACGTAGCGCGGCCACGACACGGCCGAAGGAGAACCTATGAGCACAGAACCAGCAGGCGGCACGATCAGCGGTAACAGCACGGATACCAACACCATCACTGATCGGCAGCTATTTGACCACGCCATAAGCTCGCCCGATCCGACGCCGGCATCAGCACCATCTTCACCGCCGTCGTCATCGGAGCCGTCGTCGCCACCGTCGCAAGGCGCGCAAGCGTCCGAGCAGCCGGCATCGACGCGGCCCGATCTGCAACAGGACGCACAGGCGTCCGGCCAACCGCGCGACCCACAAGGGAAGTTCGCGCCCAAGCCGCAGGGACAACCGCAGGGACAGCAGCACAACGTGCCGCTGGCGGAATTGCTAAAGGAACGCGATGCAAGGCAGCGTCTGGAAGCGCACGCACAGGAATTAACGCGGGCGGTAATGGACCTGCAACGGCGCCTCGATCCCCAGCAAGCACCGCAGCAGCCGCAAGGACCGGAAACCATCTTTGACGATCCAAGAACGTATCTGGATCAGAATGTCATGGCCCCTATGCGTGCAGAAATGCAGGCATATGGCATGAAGGTCAAAGATGACATGAGCCGCACGCAAGCCAACATGCAATTCGGCGAGCAGGAGGTGAATGCAGCACTGCAGCAAATGCAGCAAGTCCGGCAGACCCCGCAAGGCAACTTCGTGTTTCAGCAAATCATGCAGAGCGGGCATCCTTACGGCGAGTTGGTCAAATGGCATCGGACGGTGCAAGCGCAAGCAGCGATCGGCGCCGATCCGCAAGCATGGTTGCGACAGCAGCAGCAGACATGGGCCGAGAATGAAAAGGTCCAGGACTACGTCATGCAACTGCGCGCAAAGCGTTTGAGTGCTCAAAAAGGTAATCCGCCCAATGTTCAACTGCCGCCATCGTTGTCATCGGTCCGGTCATCATCCGGCCGCATGGACAACGGCGGCGATCTGAGTTCGTCGAGCCTCTACGATTTTGCCACCAAGTAAACCGACCGCTCGTCCGACACGAAACACCCGCCGCACGGCGGGTTTTTTGTTGGGTGCGGTCATAGCAGAAAGGGCATACGGCCATGGCCGTCACCGACATCCAGGCTAACAACAAACTGATTAAGTTCACGCAGCAGATCAATCGCGAGTGGGTGCGGGAAAATATGTTCTCCCCGTACATGAGCGATGATGTCAACGCCATCATCCGCCGCAGAATGGAATTGAAAAGCGGCGGCGAGGTGATGAATATTCCGATCGTTACCCGGCTGGCGGGCGTCGGCGTTTCCACCGGCCCGCTGGTTGGAAACGAGGACAAGATCGACGATTACGGCATGCGAATCTGGCTGGAATGGATTCGCAACGCGGTGGTCACCACCAAGGCCGAAAGCCAGAAAGACAGTGCCGACATCTTCGGCGAGGCCAAGCCGCTGTTGTCGGATTGGTTGAGCGAGGTGACCCGCGACGAAATCATCGCGGCGTTGATGGCGCTGCCATCGGAGAGCCAGCCGGCGGCCGGCGTTCGCGTCAACGGCATTCAGTACGATCTGAGCACGGCGGCGCAACGCAATACGTGGCGCACTGATAATCTGGATCGTATTCTCTACGGTGCTGCGACCACGAACTCGGCAACCGACCACGCAACCTCGCTGGCCAACGTGGACGCCACCGCCGACAAGTTCACCGGGCCCAACCTGTCGCTGCTCAAGCGTGTTGCGATGGGCGCCAATCCTCACATAAGGCCCTACAAGACCCGTTCGGGTTATGAATATTTCGTCGCCTTTGCCGGGTTGAATACGTTCCGCGATCTGAAGATGGACAGCACCATCTTGTCGGCCAACACCAACGCGCGCGCGCGTGAAGGCCGCGAGGTCAACGGTGCTCCCGATAATCCCATTTTCCAAGATGGGGATATCCTGTGGGATGGCGTGATCGTGCGGCTCGTTCCCGAGATT